TCACTATTACCAAAAGTTAAGTCAGTTAGTGAATACTTATAAGATTTATCACCTTCATCTGATAACTTATTGAGCTGTAAACACCAGAAGAAACCTTCCAAGTCAGCAGGAGTAGTTCCGACATGAGTAGGAACGTTATGAACCAGTCCCCCTAAATATTCATCTAAGTTTTTATTAGCTCTAATCTCTATGTACATGCCATAACCAATTACATCGGTATAAGCTGTGATTTGAGCTTTGAAAGGCATTGTCTTACCGCCAGCAATCTTGAAACTGCTTTTAGTCCCATCCCATGTCCATAGGTTCATTATCGGATATCTCATAAAAACTCTCCTAATCCGTCTAAGTCGTCCTCGGCTCGCAATTCATCGAGCTTATGTTTATTAATTTCTTCTTTAACGTCAACGACAATACCGTGTTCTTTAGCAAGCGCCATGAGGATAGCTTTATCACCTTGAACAAATTTCTCTGTAACTGTTTCGTCAACTAGTGTCCTCTTCTTGCCAGTGCTAGTATCTTTGTACTTATATTTTTTCGTAACCACCGTCACAGTCTTAGACAGTGCTCGCTCTAATAACTCTTCTTCTAATTTCTGTTTAACTGTTAATGGATTAACTTTTGGCATTACAATAACTTCCCTTCTTCTGAAATAGCGATACCTTTCTCACGCATTGTGTTTAAATTTTCTTGACCGTATAGTGCAAAGTCAGCTAAATTGCTTTCATATACATATACAGCATTTGTTAAAGCATCTGTTAAGTCGATTTTACCTTCTTTAGTGTCTTTCACCAAACGAATAGCAGCAGTATCTTTTTGATTAGCTACTTTGGCATTAAGTAAGTGCACTTTCATTAAGTTTCCCACATAGAACATCTCTCCGCTTTGTAGTGATCGCTTAGTTGATTGAATGGCACTAGACATTGTAAATGCGTTCTGTTTAACTTTCTCGACATCTGCATATAGTCCCAATTCCTCGAATTTTTCTAAGAAACGAGATGAATAAGCGGGGTCGATAGCTAATTTGATTGTGTGCAATTCGTTTTCTTCTAATAAGTTAACCAACGTCTTAACACCCTCAATACTATCATTTCTCCCGCCTTCGTGATAATGTGTTTCCCCTAAGTGTCTATATGCATCTTCTTTTTCTTGCGGTCTAATAGCTATAGGAAGAGCATAGAAAGTCTGACCAACCATAGTTAAGAAAACAGAACCCCAAGTATCGCCAGTAATAGAGAAGTCAGATCCGAGGACACCATATAATCCCTTGAAGTCGAAGTTCATGAGTTGTGCTGCATCTACCTCTTGTGGTGAGAAGTATTTATTTACTCCGTTAGCATTCAAGTTAAAGCGTTTAGTAAGTGCAACAGCCATCTTACTTGGGTCAGCTTTAGCATCATCTAAGTCCTTTTGTATATCTTCTCGTTTAACTGCTACACCGATTGCTGGGTTTGCTTTTATCCACTTATCAGGTTGATGTACCTCTTCTATATCATCTAGCTCATAAATGAATGACCATCTAGAAAAATCATCGTTATCTAAATAAGTTTCAAAAATTTTCATCTCATTGTCATAAGCTCCACCACGAATTAAGTTATTTGTAGTAGTAACAAGCAACAAGCCTTCATTCTTTGCCAAACCTTGTCGCAATGTGCCAAGTGGACTTTTTGCCATAGCCCCTAGCTCATCAACGACAACTAATTGTTCTCGTCCACCATCAAGTTTCTTTTCGTCAGCACCGCGGATAACAACGCTAGACCCACGTGTAGGAAGTTTAGACTTCATAGGGATAGCTACATTATCTTTGTTTATTTGGATAGCTTGTTTCGCTGCTACACCGCTTGTAAGAGATAACTGTAAGTGAGTAAACATTTCGGCTTCAGCAACTGCTTTAGATACCGCCATAAACTTCATAGCCTGATTAGGACGCCCGCCGAGCAGTAAAGTTAACTCAGCTGCCATAGTACCAAAACCAGACTTGTAGTTAGAACGACCTACACCAGCGAATATTTCACGAATAGGGAAATCATAGCAAAACACAAGAGACAACGGCATCTTCATCCAGTCAAGTAATGGTGCATAATCTCCGTTAGGTAGTGGAATTTGATTGGAACAATATTTCTCTATCTTCTTCCACTTTTCTAAGTTAAATGTTTTACCGAGTGGCGACTTATCAAACCTTTTTAGTTTAGCTAGTGTGCGTTTATTTTTAGCACTCAATGGAATGCTTTCGAACACTGCTATATTTGGATTGTTGTACTTCATTACCACCCTAAAACCTTTCTAACGTTATCTTCAGCGCTATTTTTATCATCCTGTGCATTGTGACACGATTGGCACAACACTTGCAATGGCACCTCTAACAGATCATATATGCTATTAACTTCTACGGCATTCTCTTGTAACTCTTCGTTCCATTTCCATTGAATAGGATTGATGTGGTGAACTACTAAGTGTTTCATAGAACCGCATATTTGACATTGATGCTGTTCTTCTATAGCACGCGCTCTGTATTTTCTCCATAATCTGCTATTGTTATATAATCCTCTATGTGTAATTAACATTTGAATACCTCCCACAGCTCATATAAGAGCCGTATAACCTTTCTAAAGTTCCCACTGGTATATTTACCCGCCAACGAATTAAACTATCTTAATTCTTCTCTTTTGGATTAGGGTATATAGCTCTAAATTCTGTATCCCACATCTCAGTGTAAGGGAATTTGAGTGGATTGTGACCATCTTGACCCAAGTAAAACTTAAGTTCTCTATCAGTTTTAATCCAACGAGCATTAAAGCCGTCACAAATGTAATGAGTTTTTTTGTTCAAGTTTTTGATAACGTACATATCTAAATTAACCTCTTTCTTTGGTTGTGGTTTTTCTGGTTTTGGTTGTTCTGTATTTGGTTTATTCGCTTGTTTGGGTCGCACGATACAGCTAAAGCCGTTATATACTGACCATGAGTTTTTACCAGGCAATAATTTTACATAGCGTTGACCGTAATAGTTTTGTTCTATTGTTGATACGTTATTATTAGCTACTGAGTATACAACACCTACGTGCCCTGTGGAAAGTCCCGGACGTGCTGAGATGAAGAAGATGTCACCAGGTTTCAATTGTGAGAAACTAGGATCATCAATCTTTTCGAACCCCATAGCAGCCCAGTCAGTTTGGTAAGCTACGTTCCATGCAGTAGCACAGTCTGAACCAGGAACCCATTGAGCAGTAATATCAGGTTTACCGTAAGCCATTTGGTATTTGTTATTAGTCAGGATAGAAAGCCAGTATGAAGCTAACTCTCCGCATTCGCCCCCATAGCCGTATCCAACGTGATAACCATAACCAATTACTTTACCGACCGTGGCTGCTTTAAATTGTTCTATATCCATCATTTATTTTCCTTTCCCATTTTATCTTTGATGAATTTTACGAGATCTTTAAACCATGGATTAATTTGCTCAATAAGTTGGAATAGCCGAGCAATAAAGAATGCCAAAGCTGCATTTAAAATCCAAGTCAGTTCTTTATCGTATGAACCAAACATGCCAAACCAGTAAAGCAGTTCAAGAATCCAGAATACTGCAATTGTGCTAAAGTCAATTATTAGACGTCTATTAAGAGGTGGTGACATGTGTTCTCCATCTTTAACCCAAGTCATGTATAGAATGAGTAGAATCAAGACGGTTATTGCGATAAGTTGCGATATTGTATTCATTTGTTGACTCTTTTCTAATTAAATCTAAGTGGATAGCCATTTTTACGCATAAGCCCTTTAAACTCATTCATAACGGCTTGTGGATTTTGTGCGCCATCAATTGTAACATTGAAGTCACCGTAAGTTGTTGCACCAGTAGTTTTGCTTGCCATTGTAGCGCCACGGAAAGAACCCATAGCACTATTTAAAGCATCCATAACACCAGAAGCCTTAGTAAAGTATTGAATGTCAGCTAAGCCTGCGAAGGGGTCAGGTTCATCTTCAATATCTGAACTTACATTGTAATCAACACTAACTTCTTGTTGTTCGTCAGCACTCTTAAAGATAGCGTTCCAAGCATCACCGATAGCTTTAGCAATACCCCTAATCGTGTCAAGGAAACCGGATGCAATATTGACAAAGTTTTCTATACCTCTAAGCAAGATACCTAAAGCAGTTTCGAGAACTTTGTTATTAGCTACCCATTGTCCGATGGCTGTTATGATATTGAATATAACGCCTATCACATTACCGATTACGTGAGCTATTTTGCTGAGAACTGGAACTAACATCTCCCAAATTCTTTTTAATCCGTCCACGATGTCAGACAATCTCTTGCTAGCTTTGCTATTCTTGTCAGTTAGTCCAGCAGCTTCCATGAAGCCATTTACAAGAGCTTTGACGACATTAACTACACCTTCAATGATAGATCCGAGGAACTGAATAACTGAAGTTAACAAGCCACTCTTATCAATCCAAGAAAGTAATTGCACAGCACCTGAGATAAGCTGACCAACAAGGGTTCCAAGAAATTGAATGATAGGCTGAAGAGCAGCAGATAAAGTTCCAAGAACACCTTGCAACAAAGCAAAATCTTCGTTTACTTTTTCGGTTGCTCCTCCTGTTTCCCCAAGCCATCCAGCGCCTTCCATCAAAGCATTAACAAAAACATTGATTAAGCTTGTTATCTGTGTCAGAACGCCCATAAGTAAGTCCCACGCACCTTTTAGCAAGTCAGAGAATACCTGAACTTGTGCCATGTTAGGAATTAAGTTTCCTAGTGCAGTGAATAGATCGACTCCCATTATCCTAGCTATGTCACTTGCGGAAAAACTAAGTCCCTCAAAACCTTCCTGTAATTGAGCTACAAAGGGGCTAACAGCTTGCCATGCCCCCCCTAAGAATGCAGCAGCAGCTTCTCCTATTTGTGTCGTAAAATCAGACATATTGTTAGACATATCACTGAGCGTGAAACCTAGAGAACCAAATTCTTTTTTCATGCTTTCTATGAATGACATGTCAAGAGATTTCATTGAGTTCTCGAATGCATCACCGAATGTTTGTACGTCTTGACCAGCACCTTTGAAGTCAGCACCTAAGCTCTCAATTGCTTTGCGGTATAAATCAGCACTTACTTCACCATTGTTAACTTTTTCTTTGAAGTTATCCATAGTGATACCGGCATCATTATGCGCTGCTATCCATTTCTTGATAGGACCTGCAGCACCCGAGTCTATCAACTGGTTGTAATCCTGTGCCATAAGCTTACCAGCAGAGAATATTTGAGATGATACTAGACCAAAGTTCTCTATTTTATCCTTAGACATACCGAAAGCAGTACCTATATCAAGAATGTTAGTAGACATCTTAAATGCTTCTTTACCACTCAAGTTAAGAGAAGATGATAGATTTTTAGCTATATCAGTTAATGAACCCATATCAGCTAAACCGGCAGAACCAAGTTTTTTAATCTCTCCTTGGAACTCATTTGCACCTTTAGCGCCGTCAGACAATGAGTTAGTCATAGCACGATTACCACGAGTTATTTCATCGTAAGTACCCATAGCAGACTTACCAAGTAAACCCAAACCAGCAGCCGCTGTGCCGGATATTTTAGCGAGCGTTCCTATGCCAAATTGTGCTGCTTTAGCTATCCCGTTGAAACCGGTTTTAATAACTGTAGCAGAACCACTAGCAACCGCGCTTAATCCTTTAAATGAAGCACTGAGAGCTTTAACAGGTTTAGAGTTCATGGCAGCATCTTTAGCAGCTTTTAATCTAGCAAACCCTGTAGCGCCACCACCAGCACTTTTATTCATAGCATCCATCTCTCTACGCAATGCAGCAGCTTGTGTTTTAGCGTTACGTAAATCAGCTTCAGTTTTGTTAATGCCTTTAATGTTACCTTTAGCTTCCATAGCTTCAAGGTCGGCGGTTAACTTTTTAACTTTTTCGTCAGCTAAACTAATAGCTTGTGCCATGTCTTGCATAGCTTTTTTCTTGTCCGACTTCTTGCCAGACTTTTCAAACTCTTTGTTAAACTCTCTAGCGGACCTAGTGAGTGAGTTCATCTGTTGATTGATACCTCTGATACCCGAACTTAAAGCACGGTTATTTAACTCGGTGTCAATAACATATTTTGCCATGTGGTCAACCTCCTATTAATTGATAAGCTTCTTCAATAGCAAGCCAATCCCATTCTTCACGAGGTATGGACAAAGAAGAAAGCCCCCTAATCAGTACTAGGGATTGAGATTCTAGTAAGTTAGAAGGCTGTTCATTCTTTTTGCTATCTTTATCAGGTTTAGGAAACTTGACCTCACTTATTTTTTTAAAGCTTTTTGCATAACCTCTAAACCTTCCAAGTATAGCCCAGTTTCATACATTGATTGAAATTCTTCCGATTCAATAAAGTTATTGAAGTTCTCCCATGTAGTTGGTTCTACCATGGCAGCGACGATATAAGGTAAGTTTGCCATTTCTTTTGCATCTAATAGCAACTCGCTTCCCATTTTACGTTTATAGTTGATTGTGCTTCCTGCTGTAAATCGAAGTTTTGTCATATTGTTTCCTCTTTCCTATTTAATTAAGCTCCTAGTTTTGTGTCAGTTGGTAAAACGATAGTTCCATCTGTGTACATTTTATTCAATGCCCAAAGGTTTTCATCTGATGGATCGTTAGGGTCAACGTCGAACTGGAAGAAGTCTGTTTTAGCTGGGTCAAACTGATTGACTGCACAAGTGATTTTGTTTTCGGTTGCTGTTAAGCTATCTTCATCTGCTGCACGTTCCACAGAAGCTGGGGAAGCTGTTAGAGCGTAGTAGATATTGATGCGGATGATCTCTTTTCCTGCTACATTTTTCCATTCACCAAATGCGATAGCGAATTGTTTGAATGCTTTAGGATCGTTAGCAAGACCGAATCCTAGCTTCTTTTTACCAAGAGCGTGAGTTTTCATTGCTTCTGGATATTCAAGAGCTGTGATTTCTGTTTCACGTGTTACAGTACCCTGTTGAGTAAAGAAGGCTACTCCCTCCATATCTGCCCAGATGTTTGTAGATTCTGCACTAGGGTCCTCTGACTGAGCTGTAAGACCTTTAACTTCTACAGCTGAACCATGCGTGCCGTTATTCAATGGGAAGAATAAACCTCGACCAATACCATGTGTAAACACTTTTTCTGTTGTTGTAATTGCCATTTATTTGCCTTTCTTATTTTGCTGCTGCTGTCTTGATAATTGCACTAGCATGTTTAAAAGTTTCAATCCCTGCAATGTTGCCAGATAAGCGATAAGTCACCAAGTTACCTTCTGCATGTTCTTCGATTGTCAACTCAGGTTCTTCTAACTTAGTTACTGCCATAGCTTGTGTTGTTGTAACGATACCTTTAATATCTTGTAAACCTGACACATTACCATCAATTAGCCAACGTGGCATAGAAATAATAGCATCAGGATACAAGTCAGTCAATTCCTTTACTTCAGCCGTTGTGGCATTTTTTGGATTAACCAAGATATAAGGTTGTCCTACTTTATTAAGCAAAGCATAGCCTTTAACAAAGCTGTCAGACTCAACCACATTATTAAGCTTAGCGACATTATAGTCATACCAAGGTGAACGGATTGACATTTCACTAGGATCAGTCACATCAGTACCACCAGCAAAGCGAGCAAACTCTAAACCTTGCAAGTATTGTTGTTCTAGCTCAGTAATCAAACCAGCATCGCCGTACATTGTCATAATTTTGGGAACTGTTCGAATAGCTTCTAAAATTCCATTACGTACAACTCGCTTATTTTCTGTGATATCAGGTTCTTGTGATTGACCGCTAAACAAACCATGCCCAACGAAAGCAGCGATATTTTCATTGTTATCATTTGCTACGTTAATCGGTTTATCATCATTGAGAACAGTGAACAAAGAAGCAACACGTGCAGCTAGAGAGTTCTCAACTACTTTTTGATTATTAAAAATTGTCATGTTGCCTTCTTTCTATTATTCGCTAGCCGCAGCCCCTGCTTTGACAGTTACAACTTTAGCCATACGACGCGCTGCAATAGAACCACCAACAAGTACTTCTGTCAAGAATTGATCGTTGTTATATTTAATGTCAAAGTCTTGGAAATTATCGAAACCTGAAGCCATCGAAAGGTTGTAACGCTTGCTTGCGAGTGATACGATAACCCCATCATTAAAGAGTTTTGTATCAGCTGCTTTATTTTTACCAATTTTAACATTATCAACGATAACGATATCTTCAACACCAAGACCAGCTGCAATTTGTTCTACAGAAGATGTGGCAGGGAAAATCAATTGATTATTTTTATCACGCGCAAATTTAAGTTCGGCAAATGTATCAGGTGACATTGCGAGAACAACACCAAATGAACGAACAATACCTTTGAGCGCTTCTTTAACACCACCTACATAGTCATCATTACCAACTTCAACCTTTTCTACCCATTCATCAGTAGTGACACCGCGAATGGCTTCAGAAGCTGTTCCAGCAATAACTTTTTGTTCAATACCAAGAGCAAGTTGTAAAGGCAAGCGATTCATAACGTAGTCGAGCAGAGCGTTTTGATTCATAGCTTTATTCATTGCAATAAGTTTACGAGGAACTTCGATAAATGAATAGAAGAACTCAGGGTTGATTGAGCGCAACTCAGGAGTGAGAGTGCCTGTTTTTTCTTGACCCATTGTATGATATGAACCAGTTGAAGCTGCTGAATCCCAACCGACTTGAAGGTCAGTCAATGGTGTTACATAAAGGTGACGTAGCAAACCACCAGGGCGTTCGAACGCATCCATGAAGCGAGATAATACACCTTGTGGAATAAGTGATTGAGGGTTAGTGATACCTTTTTCACGTTGAACCATTTCTGATTTTTCTACCCAACGTTGTTTGAATGGTTTAGCTGCTTCTACGTTGAACAATTCTTGTGCAAAGTCAAGAATAGCTCCAGCAGATTTTTCGTAAGCTACAGTGTCTTTGATTTTGATCTCGCCTGTTTTTTCTTTTTTCAAAGTTTCGACAATTGACTCAATTGATTTTGAGAATGCCGCTTGCTCTTCTTTTTTAATCGCCACTTCATCTTCAGCTAGTTTCAGTTTGCGCTCTTCAAGTTCTAATTCTTTTTCTTTAAGTTCTGATGCAGTTGCTACCATATCTTGTTCCTCTTCTTTTTCTATAGTTTCTGATTTTGTGAATGTTACTTTTGCTAATTCATTAGCTGGATTGCGTACTAGGCTACCCTCAGTAATAACAATGTTGTGATGTTCTCGACCGTGAATATCAGATGTAGCTACGCCGTATCCAACTGACAAACCTTCTCGACCTGAACTCTTAGCTTGACGAGCCAAATCTGAATTGTCATAGACAGCGGTGATTTCTACACCATCATCAACAACACTCCAAATTAGTTCACCAATCTTATGCGCTTTATTATGTTCTAGGTACAAAGGAGCTTTACCAAAGTCACCCTTAACACTCTTGATAATATCACCATGCTTATCTACATTGTCAAACTGAACGAGTCGACCACGCAATCCTCCATTACTCGCTATTCCCATCTTCCGGTTTTACCTCTTCTTCTTTTGGTTCTTGTTTAGGTTGATACTCAGCAGCAATGGCTTGCATTTTCTCCTCCTTGGCAATCTCAAGTTCAGTACTAAATCTCTCATTTTCACGTGTGACTTTATTATACTGATCAAGATACTTATAACCAGCAGTTGAAATAAATGACAGTGTTGTAGCAAAGTCAAAGTTCCAATCTAAGCCTAAAGCATCCAAGTAAGTGCCAGTGATTTGATTAATGAAAGTCATAGTCTGATTATCGTTAGCCATTCCGAGAACGAACTCAGGAGGAATTCCGGATTGTGCAAGCATAGAAGTGAGTAATTGCTTAGGAGCTTCCATGTTAGCGCGTGAATAGTCAGGTTGTAATTCCTTAACATCTTCAGTGTTCTTAAACCATAATACTTTATCGCCTGCTTCGACTGAACTGTTAATTTGTTCATTACGTTGTTTCTGCCAAGGTAAAGCCACTTTAAGATTAAGATCTTGGTTAGTCTTAGCAATAAACTTAACCGAACCGTCTAAGTCAAATTTTCGTCCCATAGCATCAAAAGCTGCATCTATCAAAGCCAAGTTGCCAGCAACTTGTTCATATGGTCGTACAACTAATTTATAATCTCCACGCAATGCGGTAACTAAATTATAACCGTCCATGTACGTTTTAATTGTAGGGATTTGCTCTACTACGCCGAACTCTTGATCATTAGCAATTCGATAAACTTTATTATCCTGAAGCACAAGCTCTTGAACAGCATCTAATCGATTAATCAACCTAATCACATCCAACTCTCTGCTTTTATCATATTCGACATATGACAGGGAACGGATGATAGCCTTAGTAACGATATCTCGACCAACTGTACCAGTCCGACCAGACATATTAAAAAGGCTTGAAATATCGCCCATATCTTTATTTCCTTTCTAGCAAACCTAAGCTGCATATTCACATTATAGGGAGTGTCCCAATTCTCGCAAGTGGATTCGAACCACTACTTTATTATCGGCACTAATGCTAAAACTAACCTGCCCCTAGTTAACCAGTACGAGAACAAAAATAAAGGAGACGACATTTTAACGACTTATCGAGGTCGAGTTATTTACATCAACTCTAACAATTTAATCATGAGATAAGCTATCAACCATGAGTACCAAAGGTTAAATAAAATTTTGCTATATCCAATTTTATTTACATATTCTAAACTAAAAGATGCAAACAAACTCAACAACCAATTAGCAGAATTAAGGATTAATACAACCCAAACTACAACATTTAAAATCATTTCTTTTTACCTTTCAATATATCAGTAAACACTGCATAGAATCCATATACCATGAAGTAAGCAGTAATAGCAATGATTGACACACTAACAATATCACTAATCATTTTTCTAAACTTTCCACATATTTCAGTTGGCAGTAAGCGTCCGCTTCATCATCGCCTAATTCTAAACCTAAGTCATGGAGTAGTATTGCCTTGCTCTGCTCTTTTCGTTCAGATCGCTTTCCACTAATCAGATGATAACTAGCCCAAGAACTATTAGGAATAAAAGTGAAGCCGTCACTAACTTGTTGTAACATACCCAATAACATGCCATTACAGTTAGCTAAAGTTATAGCTGTTTTTTTGTTCCGTACATTAATAGGTTGTTCAATAACTATGTGATAATTTTGTAAACTATCTTCGATAATCATTTCTTTTATAGTTACAGCTATTTGTGCTGTGCGCTCCCATGCTGAACCCTTACCACCTTTAATAACTCCAACAATATATTTACCATTCTGTTTATAAGCGTAACCTGTAGCGGTTGTGCTAAAATCAATACTTAAATAATTCATTATTAAATAGGCAAGCTATACGAAGTAACCACAGCGAAAACTTTTCCAGTCTCTGGATAATCAACACTAATAGAAAAGTCTTGAATTTCTTCAAGATATTCTAATAACTGATTAAGTTCATACCATGAATTGACGTTATATTCATTTTTCATATATCTGCCTGCCTTTCTGTAAATCTAAGTTATCTCAACTCGATAAATTAATTATAACATATAAAAATGTATGGTTTTTATCTCATTATACGACAAAAGCGAAGCGTGCTAAGAAGGCGACTAGTTTCTAACTAAAGTGTTAGCTGCCTTAGCAGCGTGCAATAAAAATAATTTTGGGTTATCTCTTGACAAAACCATACTAATATGATATGCTATAATAGAATTAAGAACTGAATACGAGTAATGCCTTATCGGATGGCTTGCTTGAGGAGTATATGAACAGCAGCTGAATAAGTATTGCTAAGTAATGAATTCGAACTTATTAGAAAGCCGTGCCTTTGTATAGGAAAAGCACAATATAACTAAAGGCAATGTCAAACAAGTAAAACGATTAGACAACCTGTGCGGCTAGTGTTTCTGATAAGGGGTTTAATAGTGAGGACTAATAGCCTGTAAGACCGAAGAGCAAAATACACCGAGGTTGCTTTTAATAACTCTTTGAGTTTTGGAAATTATCAAGTTAGAAGTAATAACAGGGGGCTAAGAAAATGCTAACTTTACTCTTGACAATGTTTTTAAAGTATGATATTATATAAGTATGGAAAAAAGGAGCATTGTATGTGGCTAAATGGTTTAGAGGGTTTATACAGTTACACAGAACACGGCACAGTTTGGAATCACATTCGAAATAGAGAACTACATCCAACTAAAAACAGAATCAAGATAAGAGGTAAGTGTTATTATGTTTCGGAAAAGTTACATAAGTCACCAAATAATAATATATCTTTATTTGACTTATTAGGTGTTTAGTGATAGAATAGTTTTATAGAAATGAAAGGGGAGAATAAATGGAAGTAAGATGTATGACACTAGAAGAAATTCAAGGAGTTATTGAGCGGAAGAATGAAGAAATTAGAAAATTAACAAGTGCTTTAGTTGAATATCGTGAAGATGTATTATATTATATAAACGAAAGATGAAAGTAAAGGAGAATTACAATGAAAGAAATTATTTTATATCTAACTGCTGGAGGTGTCACATTAGGTTTATCTTTGACATCTATATTTGCATCAATTATGATTTTTAGAGAAGCCTATGACGAAAAAGATTGGGGTGATGCCGTTTTGGGTATGATTATGTTATCGTGTGTAGCAATGCCAGCTTTTGGATTGTTTGCTAGTTTGTTTTTTATTGGAGGTTAACATGAAAGCTACACACTATATAGTATATGACGAGAAAGAGAACTTCGTAGACATGGGGACATCTGAAGAGTTACAAGAACGCTTCAATATGACTAAGTTACAAATTAGACAAAAGGCAACTGACACAAAGCGTAGAGTTCCAAAAAGCGGAGTTCGTAGAGGATTATTATTTTATTCAGTCGGGAAAATGGAGGTGTGATATGTCAGTTTTGGAAGCTATAATTTTTAGTGCATGTTTGACTATAAGTTTGTTTACATTGAGTTATATTTTACAAGGAGGTAAGAAATGAGCGAACTAGAAAAGCATTTATTATATACTGCTATATTTTTCGCAATTGCGTTATTGCTAGTTTTAGCAGGTGTTTTGTTGACTATTTTCGGAGCATGATTATGGAAGAAGATTTATTTAGACTATTTAACGAAGCTCATTTAGGTAACTTTAAAATTATAAACAGAGCTTTGCAAGACGAAAATATATCAATGTATAATTTAGTGCGCTACAAGTCCATGACAAAGCGTATGAGGGCTTCCATGAGGTTACTCGGTAAATTGTACCAGAAAGATGCTAACGAACGTTATTTGGTGTTATATGGGCGTGTGATGAATTTGGATTATGCGTTGAATAAAAGAATGAGGGAGAAATTTAAGTGACTATATTTGATAAAGTCATGAGTTCAAAAGAAATTGTAGAAAATGAAGAATTTGAGCAAGTGCAGTGGCTAGTGGATGATTTAATTCCAAGCGGACAAGCTGGTTTGATAGTGGCTCCCCCTAAGGCTATGAAGTCAAGTTTAAGCATGGATATAGCACAAGCTGTAAGTAACGGTAGTAAAGTTATGGAACACCAAGCACGACAAGCTAATGTACTTATAATCCAAAATGAGAATAATGTGTTAACAGAGCGCCAACGACTATTACAAGGGGATAGAGAAGTTAATGATAACTTGTTCTTCTTACATGGTGGCGTGTTTAAACTAGATAATGTTGAGCACATGCGAGATTTAACTAACTACATTCGAGAAAAAGAAATTAAGTTGGTTATCATTGACCCATTGAAAGACTGCTTGAGCAGCGATGAGATATTAAACAACATGCAGGAAATGAACAGAGTGTTAATGCGCATTACTCAAATGAAGTTGTTCCTTGAAGATGTAAGTTTTATATTGGTCGCTCATGCTGTTAAGTCTACAACGGAACGCAGCATTACAGAAAAAGATTTTCGTGTTATTCCCGAGAATGCTCTAGGATCTACAGCTATACCTTCTTGGTATGAGTTTTGTTTTACTATGAGTCCTAAACGTGGCAAAAGTGGAATGTACAGTATAATCCGTTTGTCTGCACGTAACTTTGCATATAACAAAGAGATAGCATGTGGGTATATTGGTGACAAATTTAGTTATATCTTGCCAGATAGTGAGAAGAAAAAGCATAGGGAAGAAGTTGAAGAAAATGAGCTTATTAAAGCTTTGAAAGAACAAGGAAAGGTGACAGAAATAAATGATTGAATTCAAGAAGAAAATAAAAGTTAAACCATATATGCCAGATGCTATGATGCCTAATGTATTATGGGCAAAGCATCATAAGTTAGGTCACAAGGAGTATGACTTATACGGCAAGATGTGGGAAGTGGGAGAAGATGTTAATTTTGATAAATTTTGGTTTAGATTAATAAAGGATAAAGAATCAGAATTAGTAGTGAAGGGATTTAGAAAAAATGATTAAACGATATTACATAGAAGAGACTGACGGAAAAGAAACTAAGCGTACATTGACAACATTTAATGATTTAGATGACATGCGTAACTATAGCGATATTGAAATTCAAGAAATGTATTATGAATCTACAGCTGAGTTAGTTAGTAAGGCGCACAAGGTTGAGTTATTATTTGAAGAAATAAAGGGTCGTTACCAACTAGGGGAAAGTGATTTTAATTTAAGTATTCTAACTGAAGCATATGTAAATAAAAGCATAGCTTTAGATAAAATTAATTTGTAATATAATTGTAAAGATTTTGCGGTTGACGAGTTAGACTATTTTTGATATAATAGTCTTATCAAATTAAAGGAGTTTCAAATGAACTATTACGAAAACAAACACGGTAAAGATTTAAAGTCATTTATTATTGAAATGGATATCGAAGCGTGGTTACACTTCTGTTTAATCAATGCTATGAAGTATCAAATTCGAGCAGGTAAAAAAGAAGGAGAGAGTGAATCGAAAGACTTCGCTAAGCGAGATAATTACTTAGAAAGTTATATTGAACTCACAGGAGAAGATGCGGAAGAAGTTTACAAAAATTTAGCTAGTGCGGTAAAGATGTTCAACGACTATGATAACTAACTTAGATGATTTAAAAGCATGGCGAGAGGCTAGCTTAAAGTATCACGAACTGAGTGGAGGGGAGTTAACTTATCATTGTCAAGTATTCTTTGTAAAGGTAAGAGCGTATTTCAATGAGAATGGCTTTCCAGAACCTCAATATTTCAAAAATGGCAAAATTAAACCATTTACTAAAAAACAAGAATTAGAACAAAGAAAGGCGATCCAGCGGTGGATTGATGATAGAAGATGAAAAACATAGAAAACATTAACAACTCAAATACAATTAAATGCGCTCATTGCGGAGAGTTTAATGTGAAATTATTAGTTGATGGTTATAACATTGCCCAGTTCCGATGTATTAAGTGTAACAAATATTTTGCTAAGGAGTATAAATAATGAAGTTTAATGAGTTACAGCAAAAAATGCAGTTAGCTAAAAGTGCTAATAAGGCAGTTAGTTATTCTAGCCGTTCTGCTGAGGATATTCTAGATAAGTTTAAAAGTTTAGATAGCGGTTGGATTCTAACTATGAGCGATGAGATTATTCACGTTGGAGAAGTTGATTATTATAAATCAGTTGCCCATTGTCAAAAAGAAACAGAGGTTTATACAGCTAGTCATATGCAAGTGTTGAGCGAACCACCTTTGAGTAAGCAAGGAAAGCCTACTATGAGTTTACCTCAATGGTTTGGAGCGGTTAGTTCATATGCACGTAAATACGCACTACAAGGATTGTTTGCAATGGGTGAAGCTGATTTCGACCAAATGCCAAGCGAGGTAACTACACAACAACAGCCAAAGCCTAAAGCCCCTAAAGTATGGAGTACAGCAGAACTTGTTAAAATGGCTATGAAAGCTACAGGTGAACCAGAAAGCACATTTAAAGGAATGTCACAAGCTGAGATCAAAATGGAAGTCAATCGGATTAAAGAAGTTAAAAATATTAAATAACTTATCACTTGACAAACTAAAATAAATATATCAAACAAAGAAAAGAGAACAATAATGGCAATTATCGACACAGTACGAGTAAACGACAAAAATACTAATGAAGTTAACACAAAAGACGGACTTAAGTTAGTGATGACTTATCGAGTTTATCCAAGTGACCTTTATATTAAAGGAATTTGGTTACCTAAGAACGTTCAAATGGGAGATGTAGTAAATCTTTATATTGAGCAGTTTGAGAAGAAGGAAAACGGAGAGTATACAAACTTTGAAGCATCTTACCCTAAAGTTAACAAAAACTTCTTGCTTAGTGATAACTCGAATGTAACAGTTACAAAAGTTGAAGAACCTAATCCATTCGGAGCGACTGAAGAATTAAGTTCGGATGTTGACTTACCATTCTAAGGAGTTTCACATGACAAAGTATGAAGAAACACTGGACCAAGTTGATAAATTGAGTTTGCAAGGTAAATACGACATAGCACAGACGCTTATTGACTTAAATTATCCGCAACTGTTCAATCCTGACGAATGGTTCAAATTAACGCAGCTAGTAGCAACTAATAAAGCAAAACGAGGAGATAAATAAAATGACTACATTGCGAGAATTACACGAAGAACTTAATATTACACAGCGACTTAGCTTGTACATTAAAAATCAGAATAAGAAATACAAGCCGAACGAACCATTTACAGCCGACAAAGATCTATCTAAAACAATGGAAACATTGATTCGCATTAACACTCTTGGTAAGTTAGGGCGACACATGGAACAAGCACGCGTGGTGAGTAAAGCTACAAGCCAAGAAGAAGGTAAAAATATGCGTTTGGCACAGGCTATCTCAGATAATACTTCTTTGAAAATTCAACTAGATGAAGCAAAAAGCAAGGCTAAACGTGCTGAAAAGATTGTAAATAACACTAATATGCGAGACTATATCATTAAATTATTTGTTGTTGCAGAAGGTTTTGAGACCGATGGAGTTATTACAGAAAAAGCGGAAGAATTAGCTAAGAAATATACTAAAGCAGCTTATCAATATCTCTCTAAGAATGTTATAGCTAAGATTTTAAAAGATGAAGCAAACAAACTTAATGAATACCTACAAATGAAAGAAGGTGAATAATGTACATCGAAACTCTAGAAAAGATTTTAGAAGAAAAAGAAAAAATGCTTAATGGTGCAAATAGAGAATTACGCCGAGCTATCAAAGAATCAGCTAGAGCGTTAGAACGATATAATAAGTTTGCTAAAGACACAGCTGCTCTAAAACAAGCTATTAACTCTATGAAGGAAGGTAAATAATGAATATAAATGGCAAAGTTAAGGTGCATCCAGTCAATGGAGTGCCTTTCATTGCTACTATAACGCAAAATAACTGGGGTCGATATTCAAGTCAATACAGTTCAGTTATTATGGCGCAAGTAGTTAAAATGAATGTACCACGGTTAGCGGTTGACCCAAGCAACCTAACTGAGGGTGTAACAATTGACGGTAAATTCTTCCATGTGATGAAATTAGAGCAAAAAGGAGTTAACTTCATGGTGACTCTATCAGATAATTCAGAAATAGAACTAAAGGATGTGGTTAAATGACAGAACAAACTTTTGACAATGTAGTATGGGTAACGGGACGACTGACAGAGCCTACTAATTACCCTAAAAAAAGCGTAGTAATTGATGTAAATGTGTTCGAGAGCGACATGAACAACTTATACAGCAAGCGAGTAATGAACTTATATCTTGTAAATGATGAAGATTTTAGCACTGTAGTAGATGTTTTGAAGCAATCATACGGTGAAAACTGGGACTTATACGGTAAAAAAGTTGACTTCCTAGGTTTCCAAGGTGTATACCAAACTTACAGCATCACGATTAACCAACAAGGAAATATAGACTTTTGAGAAAATTTATAAAATATAAAGAAAATTATATGGTTAGTGACCATGGAGAAGTGTGGAAGATAACCAAAAACGGTCTTAAACGAACACTTGGGACGAAAGCTGGAGCTGACTATACTATTATTAGTATAAACGGCAAAAGAGAATATTTACACAGAGTTATAATTGGTGCATTTAATGGTGGCAGTGAGTTAGAAGTAGACCACTTAGATATGAATAAAAACAACAATATTTTAAGTAATTTAGAGTATGTGACACACGAAGAGAACATGAAAAGAGCGTGGAAGAGCGGAAAAGTAAGCCAGGCGTCGAAAATGAAAAAAGTTAAACATAACAATGTTACTTATGACAGTATTACTGAAATGTGTAAAGTTTTGGGTTTAACGATAGGTGCAGCCAGTGATGCATTAAAAAAAGGAAATAAAATAAAAGGATATTACGCAGAAAGAGTCGAGGTATAAAAATGACATTAAAGGAACTTTGTTATAAACTATTAATGCTTCAACCGCAAGAAGAATTTACGGCACAAATGGAGCTATCACTAGAGATTTTAAACGATGTTTGTGATAAAAAATACAGTTTAGATGATGTAGTAGATGGCAAAAATGAATATCAACGTGCAGCCTTATTCCTCAAATTAGACACTAAGATAGCTTTAAATGAGCTTGAATTATGGGGATCAACGTTAGATAGCTTACAAAAAGCACGTAATCGAGCATTAGAAGCTGTACAAGCAATATCAACTATTGAAACACAACCTTAATACAATATAAATCACTTTGTAATTGACAAGGTGGTTTTTTTATCGTATAATAAGTATATAAAGTTAAAACAAAGGAGAAAATAAATGAAACTACTACTTAAAACTATCTTATATCTCATCGGTGGTTGGTTCTTCACTGTCCCGACTATCATCATCGGAGCGATTCACTTAACAATTGCATTTACTAAATTTACATTCAAAATGATTGCATTGCCATTAAAATTAGTGTATAATATGATTGTGGAGGTAAGAAAATGACAGTTGATGAATTAATGAAGGAATTGCAAAAATTAAGTGATCAAGGGCACGGAGATGTTCCTGTTCTATATAAAGCTTATTACTATGAAGATGTTCGTTGGGTTGAATTATATGACGAAGAAGATGAAAAATACATATTGTTAGACACAAGCATTTAAGAGGAATATAAATGAAAACAAGTAAATTACAAGCGGAAGCGGAAATGATTGCTAAAATGGCACGACAACGAGAAGAACAAATAAAATTATTGAAAGGATATAAATAAAATATGGCAAAACAATATAGAAAATTAGACATGGCTGTGAGCCAAATACAGACGATTAGGGACAGTTTATTCTTACTTGATAAGCTGTATTCAGATATGAATGAAGAGACACTGGAAGCATTACACAGCAATCCTGACTATAAGTTAATAGAAGATTGGTCAAGTCATTGGATAGAGTTCAAAGGAGCAGAAGATGAAATATAAAATTATAAAAGCGTGGAGTCATGATCAATTAGAGAATAGAATTGATTACATGTTGAGTAAAGGTTGGGAATTACAAGGTGGGGTATCAATGACAGTTTTAGAATGCGAAGTACAATATGCACAAGCTATGATAAAACATGATGATGTTAATATGAACATACGAGCCTCCAAAAAGGTAAATACGATTAGTTTGAGAGAGTTTCTGGATAGTAAGCCAGCATAACGTTAAACAGTCCTTAGAACGCAATCTGAGGGCTTTTATGATGTGTTGGATATGAAACAAAAATGAAAACGAAAATTTGAAATGTAAATAAAGAGGAGTTAACGCACTCGACAGGGTAGGGTACTTATAATTCACCCCGGGCATGATTGGCACTGATTTACCTGACAAAAACAAAAAATAAATAACAGATCAATAAAAAAATTATTTCTTTAGCTTGACAACACAACAATAATATATTATAATATAATCATAACAACAATACATAACACACAGTACACTATACTATACTACTATATATAGGTACTATACACCAGTACATAGGAGGCACACACATGGGAACACTACACAATGGATTATATTACACAGATTGGGAAGCTAAACTATTAAATAAGAATAATCAAAAGAATAGCAAACAACTAAGTAATGATACCAAGCAGATTATCATATCATTAGCATATACGGATAGCCTTACCAAGGATGACATTCTAGAACTATCTGATATTCTATTAACTATATCCAAATATAAAACACCCAATAAAAAGAAAGGACTATAAATAAATGGCTAATTCAAACGCAGACTTCCCTAATCAATTACAACGTGATAAAGATATCATGGCTAGAGATTTCTATAATGCAGTGCAAAAAGGAACACAGCCTGTAGGTAACTTAACACAGGTGCAAGGTAATGTCATGGTATTACAAGGGCGAGTATTCGCTTCTAAATATGATATCAAAGGTAAATCTATGTTCGGTGATAAAATAAACACTCCTAAGAGGACACTTAAACTAGGAAAGGATCATTATAGAATTTCTGTTAATGCTTCTGCTGGATGGCTGGCTATGATGAATAAATCAACTTATCAAATGAGGAAACCGAATAAAGGAGCTTTATCGGGAACGGTCAGAAAAGGAGTACAACAGAACTTTAATAGCCTAGTTTCGAAAAACGAACAGAATGTCAATACAGCTGTTGGTAGATTGAAAGGCAAAAAATATTAAAAATCATAGTTTCTCCTTGACATTTTAAAGATATTATCGTATAATAAGTACATAAAGTTAAGGAGGAAAAATGAAAAAAATACTATTAGCCATCGCATTTATATCACTAATTCCTATTACAGATGCAACACTAGTTATTTTTGATAACATAGGGAATACACCAGAAACATCTTTCCAAAACTTCACAAGTTATGTAGCTGGTGAAATTGAACGTATAGAAGTCAGTGAAGAAACTCAATATGAACAAACCCCAGGACAATACTTAGAACAACAAAAAATATGATTCCTGACGATTTAAATGAAATAGATAGAGATTCAGCTGAAGTGTTAGTTCATTCTTTAAAAGATAAGTATGAATCATATTGGGGTAACGTTAATTAAAAAAGAGCCTAGCAATTAAGCTAAGCTTTTTCTTTTACGATTTTACTAATGGATAAGGTAACACACAACCTAAATTCGCTGCAGTTGCTCCTGTTGCTGCTTTGGCAATTTGTAGTTTTCCGTCGGTTTGTACTAAAACTCGTATAGTAGGCCAACCAGGCGTCCTATATGTTCCGACGCCCTCCACTTGGAATGGCACACTGATACCTGGTGGGAAATTAATAGTCCCAAGCGTTTTAACATTACTCTCGCTTGAGCTATATACAACATTGACATTATCTATGCGAACGTACAGAACATTTGAAATAATAGCCCAAGATAGACTTTCAGGAGTAGGTGGAGTTATGCTACTGTCCGCGGGAGTTATCGCAACAAAAGGAGTATTTGGGATTAAAGGTTCTATATAATCAATACCAGGTTCTGCTTTTTCTACTGGCTGTAACCCATTACCCTTCAATATACCATTAAGTTCTCCTCTACCAGTACCGCCGTCCACAACATCTAAAATAGATTGACGTGTTACATTCAGTATATTTTCGCTTAATTTTAGAGTGTACATATCATATCCTGCTTGAAATTGACGATCGATTGAAATATCTTGCACTAAGCTTTCAAAGTTAGTTGTAAGACCATTTACTGAATATTCACCTGATATTTGCTGTCCATCCGTGATATATTTGCTTAAATCTGTTCCTGCTGCTACCGCTAATGTCACCGTATATTCTGCTGGATTGAATACAGATTTATCAAATGCTTCTTTTTCATTGATGTAATAATCTACACCATTCAATTCATTAATTATCATTTAGTTCACCTCTAATCTTTGACCTTGCACTAACGCTGGAGCTGTACCACTTTGAGCCACAAATTTAACCCGCCCATTAGGAAACGGAACACCAGACTTACTAGGCATCTGCATTTTTATGTTTGTTCCACCTGTTTGAGTCACGTAGAAACTTTCTCCTGTTTGCAACCTGCACTTACCAACTTCATGCTGTAAATCTGGAAAAGGTTCATCACCTACCCAGAAATAACGTATATCAGTGCCATCTTCTGTCCTAAAATATCCAGCCCTAACTATTTTATCTAAAGTAAAAGAAGTCAATACTTTCACTTCAAAATCACTGAAATAATTTCCTGTTTCTGAAGCTAAAGCTGTCACTTTATAACTCTCAGCTTTGCGAGGTTTCATTTTTTTGGCACCTGTGATTCTGTAAACCGATTCTGTGTTACTCATAGTTGTTGTGAACTCTATGTTGCGAACATTTAATAAATTAACCATATAACCTACCTGCATAGATTCTAATATAACTAGATTAGCTTGATCTGTGTGATTAACAAAGTCTAGTTGTTCTAATTCAGTCAACCCCCTAACATGAAGCAAACCAGAGATAATACGAGTTCCATTGTCGTAAACTTCTGTTCCGTCATTCTCGTATGTGAAATAATACTCCTTAGCAACTTCGTAGCCGCCATTAAATACTTTAATCATATAACACCCGTTGTCCCCCCTATAACACTCACCTCGTTGATATAATCAACTTCCGAAACAATAAAGCCTTTCCCTTTGTAGAAAACTATCTGATTAATATCTAACGCCCTGTATATTTTATATGACTTCTGTTTAGCAAAAGCATCATATTTAGCTAATGCTGATGAATAGTCAATAAAGCCTTGATTACCTTCGACTTGTAATATCTGCATTGATCCTAAACGTGCCGGTAATCCATAACCTGTTACTGTTCCTGTACCATCTGAATTAGCTGATGCAAAGAATACAGGGAAACCATAAGCCTCTTGTGGAGCTGCTTGTCTTATGTAGAAGTTGTTATACTTACCGTTCACATCTATATATTGAGTATTAATTGAAATGCGACTCTTATCTTCTCTACCATCACTGTAAAACCAATAAGCCCATTGTCTAACTGCTGTCACAGGTAAAGGAGTATTATTGTCTACAATTTCTTCTATTTCAAACTCATCAAACATATAATCATATGACTGCACTTTTTTAAAGTCCGGTATCGGCTTTAAGTACCACGAAGCAGTTGTGTAGCTATCGCGAAATTGTGGGGCTTGTAATAGTTTAGGGCTATGTCTTTCGAATGTGCTTTTGAAATAATTAATCATCTCTTCACGCCCGATACCATCGAGATTTTCACCACGGAAGAAAATGTTACCTTTACTATCATTGACAAAGTTTAGGTATTGAGTGTTCGCTGTTGGGTTTTCACCATCTAAGAAGTTATTTGCAACCTGCGGATTAGCGTTTTGTAAAGCTCGAATAAAAGGACTGGTATTACTTGTTTTAGATATAGGTGACTCTCTCAAACTAAAATCATCACTATTACCAAAAGTTAAGTCAGTTAGTGAATACTTATAAGATTTATCACCTT